ACATTACGTCCTGTTCTCGCGTACCGTTAACGCTGTTTTGCCGCGCATCTCTCCCCGTAGCTGAAAACCAAAAGTGTCCGTCTTCAAACTGCAGTTCGGATAAATCGTTCCGTCCCACGGATCAGTAAAAGAAAAACTGCCGAACCGCCCCTGATTCGAGACGAAAAATTGATCGAGTTCGGCAAGTTCAGCCTCATCCAGCAAGTCGAGTTGGATGGTCCACTCATGCAGAATCGAAGGGCTATCGCGGAACCGTTGTTCGGTGCCGTCTAAGAATCGGAGGCTGTCGGTATTGAATCGCAGTGTCTTCTTAGCTGGATACTGTAATATGGCGCCGGTCTTTAACGTCGGAAACATGTTGTCACAGGTTCGCAACTACATCGTTCAGAGAGTTCATGTTCAGCATCGCCTGCCGCACGGCTTGTGCGATTTCGTCGCTATGATCCAAAAACGATTGGCTGTCCATAGCCTGCACTTGGACGGTGATCTGCTGAGGCGCCTGCGTCGTAGCCGCTCCCGCGGCACGCGGCAAACCATTTTCGCCCCAGCTTACGTTCTGATTATTCGTGGTAGTTTCCAGGTTTAAAGCAGGTGGCAGGGAGAAAGGTGTTAGTGGCGCAGGTTCTTGCGACTGTCCGTCGCCAAACAAGCCGGAGAATAATGAAACCAGCGGCATCAGACTGAGTCCGCCCCCTAAGACCTGGCTTGCGGTGCTGACAGCCGAAGCTACATCGCTGCCCGTGCTACTAGCCGATTTGGCTTGCGAATTCAGCCCGAGCGCGTCGGTGTTCGCGCTTGTGGCCTGCGTCTGCGCATTAATCACTTGCGTGGTCTGTGCGAGAGTGTCTGTCAGGGTCTGTTCGCCTCCTGGAAGCAGCCCGCTGGTTGACGCCACAGTCGCGTCGGTTGACGGGTTTCCCGCTGCCTGGTTGAAGGCGGTCAATATCGCTGCTTGTGCGTTACTAGGCACTCTTCCCTCTCGTCACGGATGTTTGTAGTCGGGATGGACTGCCGGCGCTCCTCTCGGTGCCGGCCTCGAGTTCGTGTTCCAGTATCAGAAAAGCCTCCACCTCGCGTGCACTCAATCTCTGGATTCCGATTTCGCCTAACTTGCGCCTGACCAGATATGCCTCCACCCATGCCATGCTCTGAGCCGTAATAAACGACTTTGGACAGCTCGTGCTCGCAGCGCCGTTCCTAGCCCACACCGTCCGCACTGGAGTTTCGAGAACCGAGGGCTGCCAGCCGCATCGACGCATAGTCTCCAGTCCGGCCTTTCGGCAGTTCGCGCACTCCCAGCCGGCCTGGTCGGAAAATTGAAAATGGAGGGCGACGGTTAGTTTTTTCTTTCGGCTTCAGAAAGGCCGCACTAGTGCTTAATGCCAATGCCTCCCGAAACAGGTCTTCCGGCCCGCTGGCAGCCAGCGATTCAGGAGTCGCGGGCAATCCGTCCAACTCCAGTCCGGTGATGTCTCTTAAGCCCCAAAGCAGATAGATCCGGTCGATCTCTGATGCCAGCAGCGCGGCTTCCATCTTCTCGTTTGGAGTCTCACCGGCCTCTAGGTATTCCCTTCGTGTCGCCAACTCGCGAATTCGCCGTGTCAACTCCACCCGCCTTCCAAAGGACATCTTCGCGACGCTGAACCGCACTCCTGCGGCGAGCTTTGAGTCGATAACTTCATGGCTGGTGTATTCCATGACATTCTCCTTCGGCTATCCGAAAGCCACCACAATCTCGTTGTCCGCGGTCCCTTGTGCCTTCGACCCTTGAAATTTCCACTGCAGCCGGTTATCACTATCGTCGAATTCAGGCACTACCGGGATCACGCTCATCAGGTAGACTCCCATTACCCGGCCGGCCTGCTGTCCGAGTTGGAACATTACGCTGACCGGCGTTTGCTGTCGCGCCGCTTGATATAGACCTGCAGTCGCGGTGTCAGTCAACGCAAACAAATTGAATGAGGCAGTTATTGACCGCGGTCCGGGAGCGATGGCCCGGGGAAGGTTGCTGCCGAACTCCTTGGACCGCATGTCGACGCTGTTATCTAGCTGAAAGGTTCCGCCTGTAATCGTGTAGAACTCGCCGGGGGTGCTGCCTAGCCATGCTTCGCCCATGTTGCCCGGCACTATTGAGTAATCAAAGCCCGCTTGGGCCGGCTCTGCCGGAAAGCTCGTCAATTGTCCCATGCCCGAAGCGAAGCTGGAGGTGTCGATCAGGTCCTGCGCTATCCCGCTAAATTCAAACTGGTGGAAGTCGCCATTGACCTTGATCGTCATTCGATCTATCGCTGCCCCGCAAAGGAGCCGCTGCACCGAGCTACTAGGATCCCAGTAATCGAAGAGACTCACGCTCGGCAATTCTGTGGCTGGAAAATATGAGACACTGGGCGCGATCTGGGCTCCTGGCGCCGGTGACGTAGAAAAGGGCGCATTCACCCCAATGGCGGTGGGGCTTACGATTGCCGCCGCAAAGCGGATCTCTCCGCTGTACGACACGCCTTGGCCCGCCACCATTCCATGCGGCCCTGAAAATACCACAGTTGTGCCGCCGCAGCCGGCAGCCGCGACGCCCCCCCCGAACACGGCGGGCGCCGCGCCCAAGCTGGCTTGAAACAGTGGCCCGTATGCAGGTCCGCTCCCTTGTCCGTTCCAACTTGTCATGTAGGTCGTAAGATCGAAGCTGGTGGTGCGTCGCAGCCCTGCCGGTATTCCAACGAATGTTCGGCTTCCCGTCTTATCGCGCCGATCCGTCTTTTCGATCTGATTCTTGGCCGTCAGCTTTACTGCTGGAAAACGGTTCTGCGATGTAACAGCCGGCGTCTGTCCGTAGCTGCTTTCCAGGCCTACGTAAAAACGGTTCGCATTGGATGAGATATATGAAGCCATACCTTTAGTCGCTCACTCCTACTTCAAACGTGACCTTGCCTATTTGGATGAAGTTCAGCCCGCCGTGCTTTACCGGCCCGAAGGTGGCTTCGTAACAGCCGGTGTAATACATGCCCTCACCCCAATCGCCCCGGTTCTGATCCAGCACCTGCGTCACTGCGTCAACATACCCCTGGAGCTGGCTTTCGATTCCGGTCAGCCTGTCTTGGGATACACGAACTTCAATCGCCATTGCTGCTTTGCCCGAGAAGTTCCGGAACTTTTCCTTAAGCTGGTTCACAACTTTCTCGCAGTAGACGCTCACCGATGGATACTTCACTTCGGTAGCTCGCTCGGCTAGCTCAACCGATACATTCTGCGACAGGAGTTGCTCCTGGCCAACAACCTGCAGAATGAGGTTCTCTGCCTGCGCAAGAGTCGATATACAAGCGTTAAGTCCAGGCGGCGTGCCAAGGAAAGCAATTACTTGCGCGGTCACCGTGCTGCCTACCCAAGCCATCCTTTAACCCCTTTGGATCACGCGCGGCAACGCGCGCAAGTAATTGGGAACTTGTCCACTGCAAGGACCGCGCCCATTTGGCGATACTGGTGCTGCCTGAACCCATACCTGATCGAGGGCCATCGGCAAGTCATTCTGTAGTGTCAAAGTCGTTGTCGACAGGCCGACGTAAGCATTCCACATAGTGGCATTCGATGGTGGGTTGACCGGTTGTGCCACTAAAGCATTCCCGTCCGCTACCGCCAGACAGCTCGGGTTGCTCGTCTGCCCTTCCTCGCCTTCCACATTGATCCAGGAAGCGGCTGTATAATACGTCATGCTTGGCTGGCCGCCCGAGACCGACGTTAGTCCAGGAGGAGCGGCCTGCGGCAGCGGGTCCGAAGCGATCCCCAGACCGGTCTGTATCAACTTTTCCATCGCCCACTGCCCCAACTGCTGAAACTGGTCGCGCTTTCCCTTATAACGGTCATTCAGTTGATTGAAGTAGACGTCCTGATAGACCAGATTCAGTGTGTGGAACACGTGCCAAAGCTGCAACGGCGGCGTTACCACGATGTTGTTCAACTGCGGATCCGGTTGCAGCCAGAACTGCCAGTCGTACGTGTTGCTCCGCTGCAAAAGCGTCGTAATCTCGATCCCCAGATCTTGTTGTGCCAGCGCAAGCTTCTGGCTCAAATCGATGTTCTCGGTCTGCGCCGTACTCAGTATCGCGGAGTCCTGGCCCGCAAGATCCTCAATTGTGGCAATCCCGTCAGTGAATAGCCCCATGGTCCGGCCTAGTCTCGGCCCGTCTGTCCGGTGCCTTTCAACTTGCGAAGTTCACTGGGCGAAATCACGGCGAATTGCATCCGCGAAGCCGCCGAGAGCTGGTCCGCTTGACGCTTCGCCTCCGCCTTCTGCTCCTGAAATTCCCCTGCTTCCTCAGGCGTCGCCAGCCGCACGACGCCTTCCACCAGCATCTTTGCGGCAATGCGCCTGGCCACCTCGGTTCGTACTCCTTCTCGTCCGCCATCGGGAGTTGCCAGGCTGATCACTACGACCGAGGGGCCGTTGAGTCCTTGCTCCGTTTCGCGAATTTTCTTGTAATAGAGTTGTAAGTCCATGTTCTTTTGCTGGTGGGGCCGGCCTGCCGGCCCCGCTCCTCCCAATCGAATACTCTCCTCCTACGAATTCACCTGCACGCCGAAGCTATTGCGGATCACAGCGCAGCCGTACAGCACGTCCACTGTGAACTGTTGCGCCAGCGTATTCGGCTGATAGCTCATCACAACGCGCATACCGAAGTTACCCATCTCGGCGTAGTGCGCCACCGCGCCCGTGCCGTACAACGGCTGCGGCAGCCGCCGGATCACGAGGCCGATGGCGTTCTTCGTGAAACCTATGTTGTGGGTCGTCAGCGGTGAACTGCCCGTGTGTGCGACATATTGGGACCGCAGCACGAAGAAGTCCTTGATCTTTCCTACCGCACCGTCGATCAGCGCACGCAGGCCGGCCTCGCCGGCAGTCTGGAATTCGCTGAACCGTTCGATTTGCCGCAACTGGGAATAGGTTGCGGCGTCCACCACCAGATATTTCGCCTCTGACGGCGGGACCTTGGCTGTGAAGAGCGAGCTTTCCGCTTGGTCGATAGTCGCTTCCACCAGCGCCGTCCCCGGCGTTCCCACCGGAGTATTCGCCGTGAAGCCCGCAAACAGATTCAACAGGCTGGTTTCGATGCTTTCAGCTATCGCCACCACCGCCGGTTGCATGTAAACCTGCAATAGGTCCGGCACCGCCAGAACCTTGGTCACGTCCGGTATCTGGAATGTAGCTTCAGCATGCGTGTTCAACACGATCTGTGCGTTTCCCAGACTCGGATTCTGCGGCAGAACTTGTCCGCCTTCGGCTATGTTGTTGGCTACCAGTGTTGGAGGAATCGGAATGTTCACCGTGTCCCCAGCCTGCGCCAAAACAGGTTCGTAATCGCGGTTGACCAGGTTACCCATTACCAGGTTCCCGACCAAGGCGGGCAAAGCGTCTGCCGCCACCAGCTTCACTATCGCGCTGGCCACATTTGCTGATGTGATTGTCGCCATTCATTCTCCTAAGTTGAGCAGGCTTTCCTGCCTGTCCTTTGAAATCAGGCATTCCTGCCTGTCCTGCTTAAAGGCCTCGCAAGTTCTGCGAAGCGACGCGCAAAATTTCTTTACGCACCCGTTCCATCTGTTCCGCGCTCATGCCCGGCCGGATGCCATCCAGGTCCACGCTGTCCACACCCTCACGGGGTGCCTTGTGAGCTGCGGTAATTCCGGAGCCTCCCGGTATCCTGGCCGGTAGGAACTCGGGATTTTCACTGACGAATTGCGTCAGGTATTCCTTCAGCGGCAATTCGCCATTGTCACCATGCGCCAGCAGCCGGCCGTCTTCAGAGCGGAATACCCCGTCCTGTACCGCCTTAAACGCTAAATCGACCTTGGCAACACCGAGCCGCTGCAACTCCGCCCGGATTGCCGAGCCTCTCTCCGCTTGCTCCACCGCCTGTCTGCTGCGCTTTCCCTCTTCTTCGACCTCGCTCAGCCGCCGTTCTAGTTGCTCGCGGCGGCGACGTTCCTCCACGAGTTCGGTCTTGTACGCCGGCTCGCTTTTCGTTTGCTGCTCCTGCAGAAATTCCTGAATTGCCTGCTTCACAATTCCCTGCACGTCCACGTCTTCCATAGCCACCTCTCTCTTCCTCGCCCGATCACCGAACCGCGAGCGTCAGCCAACGGTCCCCTGCACCTCGATCTCCTGCGCGATCTGTGTCTTAATTTCCTGCCGCACGTCGGACAAGAACTT